CCAAACATGACGGCCACGGAAGCCATGCTACGGGCGCAAGAGAAGGGTGCGCTACTGGCTCCAACAATGGGTCGGCAGCAGTCCGAGATGCTTGGACCGCTAATTGAGCGCGAGCTGGATATCTTGGGTCGTGCGGGTGTGTTGCCAGAGATGCCTGAAGCATTGCTTGAGGTGGGTGGAGAGGTTGAGATTGAGTACGTCAGCCCACTGAACCGATCACAACGAGCTGAAGAGGGTGTTGCTATCCTGAGAACGCTTGAGTCGGTCGTGCCACTGGCGCAGATTGACCCCAGTGTGATGATGATCTTTAACCCTGAGATGATTGCCCGTGAGTTGGCTGAGATCAATGGCGTACCAGCCAAGATCCTGCGCTCCAAAGAGGAGATTCAAGGCATGAAAGCACAACAAGCACAGCAAGCTGAGGCACAAGCACTGCTACAAGCTGCACCAATTGCTGCTAACAGTGCCAAGACATTGGCTGAGACAGCTGCATTGGCTGGTCAACAGCCTGCCCAGCTGCCACTATGAGGGATCTACTAGCGAAGTTACGGCGCAGACGCTATGCCTACCGTCGTTTGTTCTTGGGCGAAGAGGGTCTGACGGCTGATGGTCAGGTGGTATTGGCTGATCTGGCTAAGTTCTGTCGTGCGAACAGCAGTACAGCAATAGTTTCACCAGTTTCTCGATCAGTTGACCCACTTGCTATGGCTATGGCCGAAGGCAGGAGGGAAGTCTGGTTGAGATTGATTGCTCATTTACACATAGATGAGCGTGTTGTTTTAAACCTAAATGAGGAAGATCAAGATGGATGAGCAAGGGTCAGCACAAGCTGGCAACCCAAGCGAGGGTGGCCAAGAACAACAAGGACAATGGTATGACGCATTTCCAGAGGAAGTACGGGGGCTGGTGCAGAACAAAGGCTGGCAATCACCCGTCGATGCAATCCAATCCTATACAAATCTTGAGAAGTTTCTGGGCGCGGATAAGGCAGGTCGTGGGCTAGTGTTGCCAAAAGACGACGCTGGCGCTGATGAGTGGGGTCAAGTGTACGACAGGCTTGGCCGTCCAGCAGATCCCGCTGATTACAAGTTACCCGTGCCTGAAGGCTCAGATGGTGCGTTTGCACAGGATGCTGCCAAGACATTCCACGAACTGGGGCTGACCGCAAAGCAGGCGCAACAGCTCACTGAGTGGTACAACGGCGTGTCTGCGGACGCTACGTCAGGCCAACAGAACCAACAGGCGCAGAACTCAGAGCAACAAATGAGTGAGCTGCAACAGGAGTGGGGCAAAGAGTTTGATGCCAACATCGAGGCAGGTCGTCGTGCGGCACGTCAGTTTGGCGTAGGCGAAGAGATGCTCACCAAGATGGAGAACGCTCTAGGCACGAAGGATATGCTCAAGTTCTTTTCTAGTGTGGGCAGGGGCATGGGCGAGGATTCGTTCGTTGACGGCAACAGCAGTGGCAAGTTTGGTGTGTCACCGGAAGCCGCACGGGTCCGAATCAATAACCTGAAAACAGACCCAGCGTGGACAGCTAAATACTTGGGTGGCGACGCAGATGCCAAGTCTGAGCTTGAAAGATTGATGCGCGCAGGGTATCCAAGTTAATTATGGATAGTGTACAAATTCGCTTAGAGTGTATAAAATTAGCTAACCGCAGTGATTTATTACCCAACGAGGTGCTAAATCGTGCGAAAATGTATGAAGAGTATCTTCTGGACAACTTGGAAACAAGCCCAGTGGCACGGCGGGGAAGGCCGCCAAGCAAGAAACCTGCTTTAGTGGTTAGAAATGACCCCGAATAATCGGACAAGTCTTTCGGCAAATTGTTTTTATTTATTCAACTATTTGTGGAGGACTTGAATCATGTCATTCAACGTCACAACGCACTTTGTGCAGCAGTACACAACCAACGTACAGTTGTTACTGCAACAGAAGGGTTCCAAGCTCCGTGATACTGTCACGGTTGGTTCATACACAGGCAAAGCTGCCAAGGCCGTCGAGCAAGTTGGTCCGGTTACTGCCCAAAAGCGTACGATCCGTCATGGTGACACGCCTTTGATCAGCACTCCGGCTGACGCACGTTGGGTATTTCCAGTCGATTATGAGTGGGCTGACCTAATTGACGACCAGGACAAGCTGCGTATGCTTATTGATCCCACGAGTTCTTATGCAATGAACGGTGCTTATGCACTGGGACGTGCAATGGACGACGAGATCATCAGCGCATTTTTTGGCACAGCTAAGACTGGCGAAAACGGTTCGACCAACACTGTATTTGGCGCAAGCCAAGACGTTGCGGTTGCTACTGGTGCTGTCGGTGCAACAGGCTTAAACATCAGCAAGTTGCGTGAAGCCAAAAAGATCTTGATGGCAAATGAAGTAGACGTAGACACAGATCCATTGTTTTGCATCATTACCGCAGAGCAGCACGACGATCTGTTAAACGAAGCTCAGGCTATCTCGCTCGACTACAACACCCGTCCGGTGCTTGTTGACGGCAAGATGACCGCATTTATGGGTTTCAACTTCATCCACACCGAGCGTTTGCCCGTTGATGGTTCGAGCTACCGACGTGTTCCGGCCTTTGCTAAGTCCGGTATGCACATGGGTATGTTCAACGACATCTCTACCATGATTTCTGAGCGTGCTGACAAGGGTTATTCGACCCAAGTCTACGTGAAGGGAACCTTTGGTGCTACCCGCACTGAGGAAGGTAAAGTTGTTGAAATCAAGTGCGCTGAATAAGGGGAATACTAATGGCTCAAACATACGCACCTGAAGTTGCTGGCTTAGGCACAACCCCTACTTCCAATTCATTTGGTGGTGTTCAGGGTGGTCGTGTCCGTCGCTTCCGCGCTACTGTGCCGTTTACGGCTCAAGCTATTGCGGATACGGTGGTCTTGGCTAAAGTGCCAGCTGGTCATACGTTCGCTTACGGCGTTATTAATCCTACCGCGACCCTTGGTGCTACGGCTACCATCGCAATCGGTACGGCTTCTGCTGCTGGCAAGTATCGTGCTGCTGCTGTCCAAACCGCAACTGGTCCTCAGTTGTTTGGTGTGGCTGCTGCTGCTGACGATGTTCCGCTGGCTGCTGAAGAGGATGTGATCTTAACGGTAGCGGCTGCGGCTTTGCCCGAAAGCGCTGCTTTTGTTGTTGTGGATCTCTACTTTTCTGCACCGTAAGGCACTGACGGGGGGCTACGGCCTCCCGTCTCTACTGGGGATATAAATGGCTACACCACACTATTTTGGCATTGAGCTTGGCTTGTCTTTGGACACGGTTACTGATGGCGCAGCAAGCACCACCAAGTCCGTAGAAGTTGTTGTCGAATTGGATGACAGCCCAACCAAAGAGCAAGTTGTAGTTGCCTTGCAAAACCTACGAGATTATCTACTTCAAAGTTCTTGGCCACCTGCTTGAGGTGAGCTATGACTTCACAAGTTGATATTGCTAATCGTGCATTAACCAAGCTCGGCGCGGCTCGGATCATCTCGTTTGGGGATGACAACAAGCAAGCGCGAGCTATTTCTTCCATGTTTGACATTGTGCGGGACGCTGAATTGCGCTCGCACATTTGGTCGTTTACGGTCAAGCGTGCGTCATCGGCTGCTTTGGTGACAACGCCAGACTGGGGTTACGAATACGAGTATCCATTGCCGTCAGATTGTTTACGCATACTGATGGTCAACGACACTTACCCTGGCCCCTCTCTTGAGGACTACCGAAACCAGCCTGTTGCTGAGTACGTCATTGAGGGCAACAAGATATTGGCTGACTTTGCGCCACCGTTGAAGTTGCGTTATATCAGTCGCGTAATAGACACAACCTTGTGGGACGCAATGTTTGTCGAAGCCTTTGCGTCACGGTTGGCTATGGAATTGTGCGAGGATTTAACCCAATCGAACACAAAACGCGAGCTTGCTCAGGCTGAGTACATGGCTGCCTTGCGTGGTGCTATTCGTGCAAACTCTATTGAGCAGCCTCCACAGGCAATGCCAGACAACGAGTGGATGCTTAGTCGGCTATGAGGATACCTGAGTCCGATCAAACCTTGATGCGCTGGGTCGTCGATCGGGAAGAGTCAATACAATCAATTATTGACGGCATAGTGTTTTATGCTTACTCGACCAAAGGCAATGGCAACACTTTGGCTGACGACGCAAGCATTGATGTTGTTGTTACTACACCTGCCAATATCAATTTAGGCATTGGGTTTGTTACTCGAATTGGTGGCGATGCTGAGTTTAAAGTGTTTGAAAACGTGACTGAGGTGGTGGGCGGCACAATATTTGTACCAAAGAACCGCAACAGAGCGTCTACAAGAACATCCCAGACGGGCATTATCGTACAACCAACAAGCCTGACAACCAATGGGGTGCTTTACGAAGAGATCATTGTGGGCGGGTCTGGTGGCAATGCGGCTGGTGCATCGTTAGATGGTGACTACGCTATCATCAAGGCTGATACGTCATACTTGTTTAGGCTAACCAATCGGTCTAATAATGCAAGAATCGCGGAACTTTTTGTTCAATGGATAGAATATGTCTAAAGCATCACCCATACAGACATCGTTTAATGGTGGCGAGCTGTCACCCAGACTTGATGGCCGAGTAGACCTTGGCAAGTATGCGAGTGGGTGCAAGAACTTGCAGAACTTTATTCCCATGATTCAAGGTCCAGCCTTGCGTCGGTCGGGGACAAGGTTTATTGCAGAGGTTAAAAACAGTGCTGATCGCACTTGGTTGATCAAATTTGAGTTTAGCGAGACACAAGCCTACATACTTGAGTTTGGCGACGAGTACCTGCGGTTTTACACGAACTACGGGCAGGTGTTGTCTGGTGGTTCGACGTACGAAATCGCCACGCCTTACGCTGCATCAGACCTGACCAACGCTAATGACACGTTGCGATTGCGTTACGTGCAGTCAGGTGACGTGATTTACTTTGTTCACCCAGATTTTCCACCAAAGAAACTGTCTCGATTTGCGCCCACAAACTGGACACTTACGGACGTTGACTTTGAGGGCGGTCCATTCGAGGACGTTAACCCAGACCAGACCACGACGGTTTACGCATCGGCTAGCACTGGAACAGTTACCATCACGGCATCGTCTGCCATCTTTAATGCGGCTGATGTAGGCACAACGTTCTTGATTGAATCGCAAGATGGCGGGACACTTATCCCGTGGGAAAGCCAAAAAGACT